GGCTCTTGTGCATAGGCCCGGTTGGCGCGGGGTGTGTCAACATCGGCGTATAACGCTTGACGTTTAACGCCGCTCGTTATACTCTTGCCCCCATGATTAAAAGCTTCAAGTGCAAGCAGACCCAGGCGCTCTATGAGGGGCAATGCCCCCGGCAGTTCCGGGCCTTTCGCGCACAGGCGGAACGCAAGTTGCAGATGCTCGACTGCGCGGTCGAACTGGCGGATTTGCGCTTGCCGCCCGGCAACCGGCTGGAGAAGCTCAGTGACGACCGGCAGGGTCAATACAGCATCCGCATCAATCAGCAGTGGCGCATCTGCTTTTCCTGGACGGACGCGCCGTGCGATGTGGAGATCACCGATTATCACTAGGAGGACAGACGCATGAACCAGATGAGACCAATTCACCCCGGCGAGATTCTCCGCGAGGAGTACCTGGAGCCGTTGGGCATGAGCGCCAATGCGCTGGCCACCGCGCTGCGGGTCTCCGCGCCACGGATCAATGACGTGGTGCGGGAGCGGCGCGGCATTACGGTGGATACCGCGCTGCGGCTGGCCCGCTATTTCAACACCACGCCAATGTACTGGATGAACCTTCAGGCCGCCTATGAGCTGAAGGCGGCCCGGCGGAAGCAGGACGAGATCGAGCGTGAGGTGCTGCCGTTGCAGAGGGCTTCTTGAGGTGATCGAGGCTTGGCGCGCCTCACATGTCCGCGAGCAGCAGTGCGCCTGATCGACTACCACTAGGAGTGGCGACATGCTGAGCCGAGCTGCGGCTGGGGCGGTATTTCCGCACCTCGGCGCAGTTCTGGATGAACCTGCAAAGCGCCTACGATCTGGCCGTGACGGAGGCAAAGATCGGCGATCGGCTGGACCGCGATATAGATCCCGTGGCGGCATAGGTCGCGCGAGGCGCGGCCGGACGGGCGCATCCGCTTGATCGGCCCCTCACACTGGCGCCGTTTCCTTCCAGCCCACCGACAGCCCGTAGCGGACCAAGGCATCCAGATCGACAGCCACCAGGTTGCTCACCCGCCGACTGTTGATCACCCGCTCCTTATTCTCGGCCACAATAACCCCGGCCTGGCGCAGCTGGCGCTTGAACACCCGGTCGGACTTCACCGGCAAGGCATTCCAGCGGTCCCGCAGCGCCGGTGAATGGGCGATGTGGTCCATGATATTGCTGGTGCGCACCAACAGGCACTCCACATCGACGCGCTCGTCGTCCTGCACCGAGTCAAACATATGCGGATAGCGAAACTCACCCCGATCGATCTCCGACAGCGCGATCTCCATGATCCACACCCACGGCTCCCGGTCCTGGCTGGTCTCTGAGATGTGCTCATTCATCTCATGCAGCACATCCTGAGGAAAGTCGCCCTGAGACTCCTCCACCCCAGCAAACTCACACAGCAGCCGCCAGGCCATCAGCACCGCCGCATAGTTACCCGCCATGCGCACCGCGCCATCGTCGTCACCAGAGGCACGGGAAAGATCCAGACAGCGCTTGCGATAGCGCCCATAGATCTCCTGAATCTGGCTGCGGTCGTAGTGTTTTGCGAGGAACTGCAGCCACTGCAGCATCGGGAACCGGGGCAACGACTCGCGCATCAGCGTGCCCTTGGCCTCCCCGGCTTCAAGCTGGCCCGCACCACCTTACCCAGCAAGGAGCGCACCGGCACATCCTCACCGGCCATCAGCACCGGCGCCGAGAGGATGTACTCAGTCATCTCCGAATTACGTCGGTTGATGGTGTACTGGTAGCTCTCCTGCAATAGGTTCACCGCGGCATCAATCGTCTGCTGTCTGCGCGCCGAGATCTCCTCCCAGCCCACTGGATGCGAGGTAGAAGAGATAGAGGTAACGATACGGAACACAGTCTCAAGCGACTGCCCAGAGAACATAGTGAAGGTGAGAGTCCGTTCCAGCCGTTTGATCAGGGTCGATTTACCCGAGCCCTTGTCGGCCTGCATGATCATGTGCGGCCAGAACCCCAGCAGCGCCTTCAGATGTGCACCCAAACCCCACACCAGCAGCTGCAGGGCCGCATTGTGCTTAAAGGTGGCCTGGTAGGCGTTGATGACCTGTCGTGCATCCTCTTTCGAGCCCGAGTGAAAGGTCAGGTTATGGTAGGGGCACTGCTGCTGCGGATTCGTGAAATAGCAGTCCGGTCCTTCATTCACCACCAGCTTGCCCTCACGCCAGGCCAGCCCAACAAAATTGACCGCATGCCGGGCCCCAAGGTCAGCACTGCGCTCCAGGATACTCACCATCCGATTGAACGCACTGGGCTGAAACACCGGGCCAAACTTCCGCCACTGATCCACATTGTGCAGCTGCTCATCCTCAAACACCCGGCGCTGCAGGTTAGCGCCATGCCGGGGCGCCTGCACCGAGACAGAAAATAGCACCTGCGGTTGGGCGTCGACTTCCCCGGTCATGGTCGAGAGCGCACTGGCGACCGTCACCCGGCTAATGCCAGCAACACGGAACCCGCACAGATCCTGCATTGTCAGCTTGTCATCCCCCGCCTCATCATCCTTCTCCACCTTACTCACATAGGTGGTGAAATCCGGCTTGACCCGGTATTTCCAGTAGTGCGCGAAGTCATAAGATGGCAGGAACAAACGGGACCGCCCCTTCTGCCGCTCGGCATCCCCGATCATCCCTGGAATGGCCCAGTGCTCCAGCCTGTTCAGCTCGATCTTGAGGCCCGATGCGCCCACATCCTGCAGCACGTCGTTCAGATCATTCCAGCCAGCGTCATCCCACTCCGACTGATCCAGCAGCATCGCCGAGATATTCAGCCCCGTCAGCTGCTCATAGACCGACCAGGCCGACTTCTGCCCAGGGCAATAGCCGGTGCGCTCGTTGGGCGCGTCATTGTCCATCGCCACGATAACCTCCTTGCCCTGGAGGAAACGCCAGTCGATGTTATCCACATTGCCGGTGCCACGGGATGCCACCGTGGCAGTGCCAGGCAGGCTACAGCTATCGATCGACAGCGCATTGATGGCGGACTCCACCACAAACACCCGCCGCGCCGCCTTCAGCGCCCGCAGGTCAGCCGTCCAGATATGGCCGAACTTCTCGCCGATGGTTTGAGTCTTCACCTCACCATTCAGTGACGGGTCCAGATAGCGCATATCCACCGCCTTCACATGGCCAGGGTTGAGAGTGCGCACAATGAAGGCCGCCGCCGGGCCACCATAGCCCACCTCCCCCACCTTGCGCTTGGTGGAAGTGAAGGTGTTAAACCCCAGCGACTTGCCACGAATCGCCCGCTCCACCGCCGTTTCCGCGATCTTTCGTGTCTCCACCAGGAAAGCCTTCACCTGATCTGCCTGAGCCAGACAGCGGCCAGCCACATTCTCCTCAAACGACAGCTCGCGCCTGGGCGCATCGGGGCGATCCAGAGGAATACCGTAAATCTCATGCAGCCGGCGGATCGCCTCATCCACCGGGCACTCTTCCACATACATCACTAGGTCGATGCAGGTGCCGGCCGCATCATCACAAGAGTGATCTTTCCAGCGGGTGCCGTCGGCGAAGATCGACAGCGACGGGCTCTTGTCTGGGTGCCGGAGGGGCTCTTGTAGTTGCCCCGGCTCTGGGGCGCTCCAGACCCAGCTTAGCGGCCAGGTCATAGAGATCGATACGCTGTTTGAGTTCTTCCGTTGAAGCCATAAAACTACCTGCTGTGGACGCCGGCAAATTGATTCCCTACAAGCCGGCTGCATTCAATCTCTCTCAGTTTCATGGTCATTACCTTGTTAAGTTGTCACCCGCCTCCGGCAGATAAATAACAATCTCCCCATCAAAGGCCTGCGCCATCTCCTGCACAAACTCGCTTTCAACCAGCTCAGCCTGGGCGGGATAGTCACGCTGCAGCTTCTCCCAGGCTTCACGCTTGCGCTCTCTGGGGATCCGAGACAGGTTGACCTTCTTCATTCGCCCTGCGGCGCGTCGGCCTGCTCCCCTTGCTGGCATCTGTGGATCAGCACCAACAGCAACACCGCCAGCGGGAACAGCAGAACACTCATAAACACCATGAAGAGGCTGTCGCCGATCAGAACATCCACCGCCCTTGGGATCGTCATCTGACACCAGTGCAGAACCGCTGCGCAGAGCATCAAATACAAACCCACCATCGTCACATCGAACATGCTGTTCTCCTGTAAAAATGCCAGGCAGAAGGCTGCCGGAAGAGTTAAACGGTCACCCCGGGGCCCTGGCCGGAGATGAAGAGATTCCACCCCGCCCCTATCGCATGGATTACTCAGGCCTTCTCATCGTTATGTGCGCACGTCCGATCCATGCACGAATGCACACCTCAGCCGCTGCCAACCAGCAGAGATATTCACGAGACCTCTTCCATGGCGTCTTCAATGTCTTCACGATCCGGCAGCGTATAAACCGCCGTTGAGCGAGGGTCACGCTGGTTCAGCGCACCCTGCACCACACCGCGGGGATCTTTAGCGGTCGAGTTCTTCATCAACCGCTTGGCCAAGGTGTGGCGGAACCAGTGCGGAGACGCCTTCACTTCCAAACCAGCGGCTCGGCACCAGTGGCGCATCCGGTCCTGATAGCTCCTGATGCTCATCCGCTTGTGTTTCCGGGAGTAGACTAGAGGCAGATCCGCACTCTCCGGGTAGCCCATCTCCCGCCGGATCTGCAGCAGATCGCGCAGCGCCCGCCGCGCCTTATTGGTCAGAAACACCTTGCCGCCCTGGCTCCGCTTGGTGATCTCGGGGCGCAAGATCAGGTAACGATCCCGCAGCGCCGCCGTGGCATCCCCCACGCTCAGACCCGCCATGGTCTCGACTCGAATACCGGTCTGGCGCATGAAGCGCATCCAGGCGTAGTCCCGCCGGGCCAGCACGCTCTTGAACTGATTCACCGTCTGGAACAGCTGCCGCTCTTCGCCCTCTTTCAGGTAGCGCTCAAACACCCGCCGGTTCATGACTCACCCCGCTGGCCCTCAAGGCCCCACACCAACGCAAGATGCTCAAACACAGCCCCACCGTTGAGGATCAGCATGTGCGGTTCACGCCCCAGGTGGCGCAGCCGGAACACGTCCAGCAGGTTTTCACAGAGCACCGCATCCAGCAGGGCCAGATCCGATACATCGAACCGGAAGCGCTGCCCGTTGTAGGCCGACAGCAGCCCCTGGGCGACCACGCGAGCACCTGACGTGTCCTGTGATACAGCCACCTTCAGGCAATACTGAAGCGCCACCGCCAGCGTCTCCTTCATGCTCTCTGGAATGCATGTGGAGGCTGCCAGCTCACGATGATTGATGATGATTTCCATTCTCTGATCTCCGTATTGATTCAATTCGCCCACTTAAGAGAGCGGGTTGTGCGAACAAACTCAAGAAACACCCGCCGGGAAGCCCCGGAGGCACCCTGCTCGACCGCCCTGGGCACTACCCAGAGGCTGGCCCAGCCGTTGCAGCTCACCACCGCCCCCGCCGGAACAACCGACTCAAACGCAGTCGTAGGGGACTCGATGCGGATCACCAGCTCCCGCTCGCCGTCCTGAATGTTCTCCAACGCCGTCAGCACCAACTGGGGGCCAATAATCAGGGGCTGGCCGATCTCCAGCCACAGCCTCCGGCGATCGCCGGAAGCGGCAAAAACACCAGCACGAAGCAGACGAATCATCGCCCTCCCCTCCTCTTCTTCTGGATCCGCGCGATGGTCTCCATTGCGGCCAACAGCTCCAGCTCATCCGGGTCAGGCTCCACGGCGATGGGAGCCTGTACCGGCGCAGCGGCTTCACTGCTTACCGTGCAGGCCGACATCAATTCGTCTTTAAAGAGCAGGAAAAAACCGAAGTGCCAACCCGCAGCTGATGCCCGGACGGAATATTGTCTTCAACCCGGCGAATACCATGCTTGGCCAGAAAGTCAGGCACCGACATGGCCGACCTCCCGCAGTACACCACGTGCCGACAGAAACACCGCCACCTTTAACGTCAACGCTGGCGGCAAGGCATCATCAACAGCATCCTGATCCGGTGCTGCCGCCGCCCGAATCGACGCCACCACGGCCGGTGGCATCACATCGACAGCCAGATCCATCGCCGCCCCATGCCGCCCCGGCACAAACGGCAATTGATCGGGCAAGCCTGGGACAGTCATCCAGCTGGGAACACCGCCGCCCAACAGCTCCAGCAGCTGGATGGTTTGCGGCACATCAAGCAAGTATCGTTCTGCGTGCATCTTCCGCCTCCGCTAGTTGTTCGATACGTGAAAGAAATTCAAGGAAGGCCTGAATGTGCCGATAGCCCGCGGTCTTGATCGCCCGGGCCTCAGTCAGCGTGACCCGATGATCGGCCAAAGACTGGTGGATCACCTCACAGGTACAGCCCATCTTTGCCTGCCAGGCGCTGAACTTATCGAGCAGCTCCACATCCCCGACCGGCTCTGCATCCGGCAATTGGATAGAGATGTGGTGCAAGGTGTGGCTGAAGGCGTGCAGCAGGCGGTAATCCTGCGCCATCAACTGCAGGGTGATGGCATCCTCCAGCCCCAGCTTGTGGCTGGATGACTCAGGATTGACCTCATTCGACAGGGTGCCAGCACTCTTGCCGAGCATTGGGCCCAGCGCCTCGGCGCCGCCCTTCATTCCCTTCCGAAACTCGTGGACGGTCCGCCAGGCAGCCTCCTGCACCGGCGTCCAGTGGGATGGTATTTCCCGTAACACTGTGCGTTCCTCTCACGTGGATCAGTGAGAGACAGCGGACTAGGCTTTTCGCGTATGGAGAGATCGACTACCCTATTTCACGCGAGGATGTACGGATGAAGGTGCTCAAGCCAAGTCCTGCTGCCTCGTTCGCCCCAGCCAGTGTTGCCGCACCGGCTGGGGCCTCTCTTCTCTCAGGCGGCTGCCGCCTGTTTCTCCTGCCAATCTCGCCAGCGCCGATGCCCTTCACGGGTTCCGGCGAACCAGGCATCGGCTTCGGCAGTGCCGACCTCATAGGGCCGCGACATGCGCTCGCCATTAAAGCGATAGACCAAGGCCGACATCACCCCCTCCTCGTAGGCGCGGCTGCGCGGGGTGCGATAAACACCAGGGCCAAAGGCCTCGTTGTAGAGTTGTTGTGGCAAGTCCATTTCTGTTTCCTTAGTCTCAAGCCGCATTTTTCTGTTCTGCTTGTTCCAGCCCCGCTTGAACAAAGGCCTCGACCAGATCTTTCACAGAGGTACCTCTCTCCGCCGCCAGCAGTTTGAGGCGTTTGTGAATAGCTGGGTCCACAAACAAGGTTTTGGGTCGCTGGATGTTTTTCATTTCACGCTCCATGATTTAGGATGCTGTTTTATGTTCCTGCGATTTCGTCGGGTACCGTTAACACTACCTTAGTAGCGCATTCGCTACCGGTCAAGCGACGACATGCCATCTGCTCATAACGATTTCTTATCAAAAATTAATTTTCTATCAGGCGGGCGTTATATCACCCCGTGGCTTGAGTCCACCGGACTGACAAAAGCAACCATCAATGCGCTTCGCAATGCAGGGCGCACACCGTCATCTGACGTACTCCGCGCAATCTCACGCACCGAAAACGCCTCATTGATCTGGCTAACTGAAGGCAAGGGCGCACCGTTCTACGTCGCCTATGCCCTCTCAGACGAGGATGGTGCCGAGCTGCTGGATGCCCTGTGTGAAGGGGATGGCTGGGTGATTGCAATAGTCACTGGCGAACACAGCGAGGGCTTCACCCTTCTGCTGGCACAGCACAGTCACTTTGAAATAAAGGGAAGACGCGTAGATTTCACCCAGGTCGAGATCATCGCCGGCCACCTGGGAAAAGCCACCCTGGAACGGGCAGCCCAGGCAACAGAAACCGGCAGCCGCCTCTACACGCTAAAAATCACAGATGAACAATACGAGCGCCTCGAACGAGGCGCCATGGGAAACTACGAACTCATCGGCTGGAGAAAAGAAGAAGGCCTATTCGCCAATGCTCAAGCCTGGCAAGAAACCGATACCCTCGACCAATTCACCCCCACCGCCGACACAGAAGACCACCTCACAAAACAAGAAAAGCTCCTGCTGAAAATCTTCCGCAGGTTCAGCGATGAAGACAAAAAACGCCTACTGGCAATCGCCGAAAGCCTTCAGCTTTAGCAATTTTACAACCAGCAA